CCTTCCATAGAGCCATAAACAAAACCAGAATGAACTGATTCTGGTTTAATAATTCCTTCGTTTCTCAAAAGCAAAAACAAACGATCTTGTGTGTCGTAGACTTCTTCGTTTGTGCGATGCTTTGCGAGAGCCAAGATCTTGTTGCTATCTGGATAAATAACAATATCCACATCTGGATGGTCCTCGACGACAAGTTGGTTGCCCATTGTCTTGCGGACTTTAAGCTTGATATCTTCTTTGATACCAAGCTTTTCTGGTTGTTGTGGGATCTTGACAGTAATACTCATTATGCGGTAATCTCGTGAACTAAGTTCTGAATCTTAAGAACCTTTTCAACAAGATTCTTATCAACAGGAGTATCTCTAAACTCCTCAATCATATTAATAACAGAATTGGTAGATTCAGTCATAGTGTTGTCAGACTTGATCTCATCAGTAGCAAGCGCTTGTTGAAGAGCGCCATGAAGTCTACCAAGTTCTTCGTTAAGATAAATCTTCATATCAATATCGGAACTGAATGAGAGGATATATCGGTTTAGTAATTCTTTTTGCTCCGACAAAAGGTCATCACCATAAGTCTCGTTAAACTTGCTGGTAAAGGTTTTGAAAACAATATTATCAATTGGTTTCATTTCTGTCTTTGATTCTTCAATAGTGTCCGCAGTTAAAGTTTCTAAAACCTGTTGCTCTAAAATAACACCTCGTTTAATTCCAACTGCGGTGGAGTCCGCACCAAAAAGTTGAGATACGGTGGCAATGCTTTTGTAGTTAGGGACAAAATTGTTATAGACACCTGAACCAATCTCTTTATTGATCCTATTGATGACAGCGCTTTGTGCGTCATAAATCTCTTGCTCATCAAGCTCTGAGTATGCCTCACGGATCTTGTATAGCAACTTTTCTGCTGTCACATCATCCAAGTCTGTAGACTCAAGGATCGCTTGATAAAGTTTTAGTTCTCTTCCAAGAATTCTGTTGGATGAGAACGATTCCTTTAAGATATCAACGATGTTGTTTTTTCGCTCTTTGTCCTGCGAAACAACTGCTTTAGTCATTTCTCTGACGAGTGCTTCATATAAAAAAGCTGTATTTCTTTTCTTATTATGTTTAGTTTTTGCCATTTGTGCCACCTAACTTGCTGTTATCTAACTCCGTAATTAGTTTCTTCATTTCTTGTTTGACCTCAAATAATCTTCTTTCTTCTAAATTATCAGCAGGTTCCTTCTCTTCTTCGTATAGTCCTCCTGTACGAAACTCTCCTGAAAGATTGCTGAGATGATTTAAAGACTCATATCCTTTACCGCCTGGGTAGGTAGTGCGAGCGGTAGCAATCTCAACTCCTCTTGCTTTTGAGCGAGTACGACGAGTGCGTGGACCACTTCTACCTTTGCGTCTTTCGTCGCGTTTGCCAGGGGCTGCGAGAAGTGTGTCGTCTTCTGGTTCTGCTGCGGGGGTATCACCTGCGGGAGTGTCACCTGCGGGGGTTGGAGTGTCACCGCCGGTATCTCCGCCGAGAAGATCTTCCAAATCATCTCCACCTGTACCACCGCCGAGGTCTTCAGTTCCACCTCCAAGATCACCTCCGGCTGCTTCGCCTTTAACTTCTTCACCAACACCTTCAAGCTCTGCGTCAAGGCGACGATCAAAGAACATTTCTCGTTGATTACGAATAAATTCTTCTTCGGAAAGATTGAAAATATTGTCAGCAACCCAGCGACGAGAGAAGAAACCAGCAGTAGCGGCACCCGCAACATCAAACTTGGTCTTCCAGTGCTCAAGTTCTTGAAGTTCTGCGAGCTTGGATGGATTGTTGAGAGACAACTTGAAACTGATAAGATCTGCGCCTTTATATCCAAGTGTGTAAAGGTGGATAATTCCAATCTTTTCTAACTCGGTAATGATGGAGCGCTGAAGTCTTTGAATTGTTCTCGCGAAACGAATGTCCTTTTGTGCGAGTGTGGTCTTGTCCTCATCTGCTCCCTCCATATTAGTGAGGTAGGAAGCGGGCACCTTAAGTGCGGAGAACAACTTGTCGCGGAGATACTTAACATCGTCAATGTCACCTGTGTATGTTCCGCCAGGGAGCGATTCAACGCGGGAAGATACACCTCCGCGAACAGGAATAAAATAATCTTCCTCGGTGCTCATTGGGTTGTATCGCAAGTCAACACGACCTGTATTGGCATCAACAACTTGATTACGCTTCATTTGCGTCATAACTTTTTGCATATATGCTTCGATATCATTTGGTGCGACATTTCCAACATCGATGTAAAACACACGACGCTCGGGGGCACGAACAATACGATAAGACATCATTGCATCTTCAAGAAGAATCAACTGACGGAAGATACGGCGGGCAGGCTCAAGAACAGAAGTTCCGTAAGGAGCATACTTGTCGTTGCCGAGGATGCGGAAATGTGCCATTTGCCAGTTTTCAAAAGTAAGTCCGCCAGAGTTCCATTGAAACTGAACATACTTTGGATTTGTCTTGTCCTCGCCTTCAAGTCGTTCGATCTCAAAGGTAGGCAGACCAATAGCAGAGGTGACGCCAAGACGTTCGTCAATGTCAAGGTACAAGAAGAAGTCGCCGTACTTACACATTGAACGGCTCCAGCCAAAAAGGTTGAAGTCAATGTTAAGAACGGTATGATAAAGCTCGCTAAGGACTGCCTTGATTTCTTCGTTGTGACACCTGATTGAAAGAAGCGGCTGAAGGTCTGAACAAGTTGTCATCTCGTCCGCATAAATATCAAGAGCCGAGGCAATCTCTGGTGTGTATTCCATTTGCTCAAAGTCTTGGTATCGCTCGGCACGCAACTGGTTAGCCATGATAGCTGTGGATAATTGCTCAAAAGGATTGTAAGAGGACTTCTTAAAATTAAGTCCAGAGGCAGACTGGAACTTAAACTTATCCAACTGGACACGAGAAAGCTTGCGACTTGTCTGTGTTCTATAGTTTACGAGCGGACCAGAAAGCAAACGGGTGAGTTGCCTAAAAAGTGCTGACTGATTGTTTTTTGGGTTTCTTTTATTCTCTGCCATGTTTATCCTTTATAGAGCCAACCAAACTGTTGCATTTGCTGAATTGCTTTTTGTCTCTGGTCGAGTGTGGTATTGTCTGCTCTGTATCCTTCTTGTCCTTTAATCTGTGTATTTAGCTTTGTTGAAGCGACAAACATAGAATCAACGAATGCTTCTCTGTATTGTTGCTCTAATTTCCCTGCTTCAAACGCTGTATCCCTTACCCAACAGCCAATCGCAAGAGCCATAGTCAAGTCATCGTTGTAACTTCTCATAGCCTCGGGGCGACCATTGTTCCAAATAAACGTCTTGAACTCGTTGAGAGTTCGCGAAGAATATATGGTAATTAGTTTATTTCTAATGAATTCCTCCATTTTTGCTATGATAAGCGGTCGTGTCTTGGAGGTAGTGGAAAAACCAGCGATAGCATTGGACATATGCTCACCGCGAACCTGCTCCACATACTCGTGAGTAGACTTAACAGAGAAGTATATATTATTATAACCCAGTTCTTGTAGTTTTGATAATACGGCAAAGCCAACTGAGTTGTTTTCTACAACTACCATTCCGTTGTTGTATTCTTTGCCGATGCTGTTTAGCATGTCTGCATATACATCTGGGGTAGGTTTGCCTTGGTATTCAGCAACAATTTCCATTGTCTCAAGTTTTATAACATGAAGTGTAGAGTTATCTTTTCCATCACCTCGGGCAACATCAGCGGAAAGAAGATAGTTGCAGCCGTCAACTGCCTTTTCCCAGATCCAGAAGTTGCGGTCAAAGCCTGTGCGATACTGTGGTTCTTTAATCGTGCTCTCCATCCAAGTCAGATCGTCAGGGTGGATAACAGTCTCACCCGACATATTGAAGTTACACTCTAGCTCCTGTGCGATCTGGCGGCGAGACATGTTTCTTGTTTCTTTTTCAAACCATTCTCTGTCTCGGTCAGGATGAACGTCCCAAGGCAAGACGGTTGGAAAGAAATCGTTTTGCTGCTGCTCGGCATCAACATAAGCTTGGTGAAACCAGTTACCAACACCATTAGGTGTCGATAGGGCGATACAACGACCACCTGTTGATAGTGTAGGGTACAAACCAGTCCAAAGTTCGTCAAGCCCTTCAACATGAGCAGCCTCATCGATGACCAACAATGAAAGTGCTTCCGAACGACCTGCGTCTCCTGATGTGGAGGAGGCTTTGATCTCTGAGCCATTTGATAATACGAACGATGCTCGGTTGTCAATATCAATGCTCGCTATCTGCATCCAAGGAGGCAAGTTTTTAATAATGTGTTTGACCTTCTTTACAAGGTTACCTGCCGTCTGGAACTTGGTTGCGATAACCAAAATGTTTTTGTTGCGATGAAAAAGCATCATCCACGCAACATAAGCAGCCGTTGTGGTGGAGATACCCAACTGGCGTGCTTTGAGGATCACATTAAATCGGTGATCGTTGAAGTCATAAAGCAACTTCTCCTGAAAGGGATACAACTTAAATGGTATCAACCCTTCAAGGGGGTGTGCAATTCTTGCGTAGTTGTTAATAAAATAAACCGGGTCTTTGCCGCTCTTAAGTATCTCTTTTACTATTTCATTCTTTGTAAGTTCAAAGGACATGTAATCATCGTCTACTGCTTGCCAAGAGAGATGAAGTCACGGATAGACTGGTCAAGGCGATCCTCAGATGGCAGCCCAACTTCTACAACACCATCAAGGTTGCCAACTTTATAGTTACGCTTGGCTGTGACAAACACACGAACCTTTGAGGTATTCTGGACCAAGGTATCGCACTCTCCGTCTGCGGTAAGAGTTAGCGCGTCACCTGTAATCTTTTTGTATTCTTTCTTGAGAAAGTTGGCTACATTCTGAATCATCTGCTCACAATCAGCTTCAATATCTCCTGCGTAGACATCTTTAAGTTTAATGTCACTCTGGTATGAGATAGTAAGGATTGGTCCGCTCATACGAACGTTAAATCCATCGACAACGCGAGAGTCGATGATGGGATCTCCTTCTTCTCTTTTAAGTCCGATCTTTCGTGCCTCTCCATCAAGAGAGTATTTCTCGTCCTGTGAACCATCATAAGCATTTGCGG